GGAAATAACCGGACTCGGTGGTGGTGGTGGTGGTTATGGTAGTGCATACAACACCAACGACGCTGCTGGTCTAAATGGTGGTTGCGGTGGTGGTGGCGGGCAACAATCTGGGGGAGGCCCAGGTGGTATCGGTAGTCAAGGCTACAACGGCGGCGCCGGATTCAACCACTCATACGGAGCCGATAGAGGCGCTGGCGGTGGTGGTGGTTTAGGTGGCCCTGGTGAAGAATCTCTCTGGTCTGCTGGTTATGCAGGCGGTCCAGGTACGACAATAAGTGGTAACACGGTCGGTGGCGGCGGAGGCGGTGGTGGTTATACCGTTGGCGGTAGTGGTGGTTCCGGTGGTGGTGGTCAAGGTGGCTGGACCAACTCTGCATATAATCCAGCTCAAGGTGGCGGAACCGGCACCGGCGGTACTGGTGGTGGTGGTGGTGGCGCTGCTGTATCTAACTCGCCAGGCGGTGGCGCTAACGGCGGTAGTGGTTGTGTAATTATCTCCTGGTAATAATACAATTTGATTTAATACAATAGTATTATATAATTTTGTTTCTATGAAACAACATTTTTTTATTTCTGGGTTACCACGAGCTGGGAGCACTTTGCTCTGTAACATACTGGCTCAAAACCCAAGTTTTTTTGTGTCTAAGGCCACTAGTGGTTGTCCGGAAGTTTTATTCGATATACGTAATCGCTGGAGTAAAATAATCGAACATCAAGCAGAGGGTGTTAACTATGAGCAGTTAAGAAAGGTACTTCAAGGCGCATTTTATAACTATTATATGACCGATAAAGATGTTATATTTGATAAAAGTAGAGGGTGGTTATCTATTTATGAATTACTTGAATACACTCTTAACCGCCCGGTAAAAGTTATAGTACCAGTACGAGATTACACAGAAATACTTTGTTCGCTTGAAACATTATGGCGGAACACCGCTGGAAAGATCCAATGGCCTACTGAAACTATTGATTATTATAAGCACCAGACTTTAGAAGGTCGTTGTGAAATTCATTCTAGGCCCGATCAGCTATTAGGCTTAGCTTACAGCAGACTTAAAGATGCTATAGCTCGTAACTACTCCCATAAAATGTATTTTATGGAGATGGATAATTTAGCTAAAGATCCTAAGAATGAAATGAATCGCATTTATGATTTTTTAGAATTAAAAAGGTTTAAACATGATTACTTAAATGTTAAACAAGTTACCAGAGAGGATGATATAAATGTATACGGTATTCCCGGTCTACATACAATTAGAGGTAAGGTGGAACCAGTACCACATCGTGCTGCGGAAATACTTACACCTGAATTAATTAAACAATATAGCAACCTTGAAGTATGGAGAAATTTAACTAAATAAAATATATGGCACACTTCGCACAAATCGACTCAGACAATAAAGTAGTAAAGGTTCTTGTTGTAGCTAACGAGCAAGCTGCAGATGGGCAAAACTATTTAGCTAATACGCTCCGCTTAGGCGGTACCTGGATACAAACCTCTTATAACACTAGGGGAGGAGTGCACTTAACTGGTGGTGTACCTTTGCGTAAAAATTACGCCGGTATAGGTTATACCTACGATGCTACCCGTGATGCATTTATTCCGCAGATGCCTTTTCCATCTTGGAGTGTATTAGATGAAGATACATGTTTGTGGTTACCGCCAACTCCAAAGCCTTTGGCTCCAGCCGGTAAGTACTATTGGTGGAATGAAAGTACGGTATCTTGGAAACTAGAAGACGCACCTACTCAAGGTCGTCCCGTTTAAATTTAAGTCAGAGCCAACGGAACGACAATCTCTTTAAATCAAGTTAATAGCGGAGCATCCGCTTGAAAGGGAATGTTTAATTATGGAAAATCCGAACATCGTGAGTCAGATGTCGAACCTTGCTAAGGATCTGCATAAAATAGTTTTAAGCGGTGGACCCATTGTGGCATCGGAAGAAACTATTAAGGCTCGAATGGATATATGTAATGCGTGCGAATTCTATAAAAATAGTAGATGCGCAAAGTGTGGCTGTTTTATGGAAGTCAAAGTGAAACTGGTGTCTCTGGAGTGTCCAATAGGTAAGTGGTAGAAACATATAAATAGATGATATGCCTGCATTATCATCCAGACAAGAATTAATTGATTATTGCCTTCGATCGCTCGGTGCTCCTGTTCTGGAGATTAATGTCGACGATGATCAGGTGAACGATCGTATTGATGAAGCGTTTCAGTTTTGGAACGAGTATCATATGGATGCTACGCTCAAAACGTATCGTAAGGTTCAAGTATCTCAGACGATCATTGATAACAAGTACATCACTCTTCCTGATAGCTGTATTTTTGTGACTCGGGTATTTCCATTCTCGACCAACTCGTCGAATTCATCCGGAATGTTCTCTGCTCGTTACCAGTTGCATTTAAATGATATATACGATCTTCAATATGCTGGAGGTTTAGTGAATTACATTGAAACTCGTCAGTATCTTGAATCATTAGATATGCTTCTGAACGGTGCTCCTCAGATTAGGTTTAACCGTCATATGAACCGTTTGTTTCTTGATGTCGACTTTTCGTATTCTATTGCCGTAGGAGATTGGATCATTATCGAGGCGCATGAAACTCTTGAGAGAGATGGTTCGAGTGGGTTCACTAAGGTTTATAACGACATGTTCCTTAAGAAATACGCAACGGCATTAATCAAGCGTCAATGGGGTCAGAATCTAAGTAAATTCGAGGGTATGCAACTTCCGGGCGGAGTTACAATGAACGGAACAAAGATATTTGAAGAAGCAAGTGCAGATATTGAAAAACTTGAGATTGATATGGAACTCAGATATGCGAAGCCCGTTGACTTTTTTGTAGGTTAATCTATGCCGCGTAATGTTTATTTTTCCGAAGGCGCAAAGTCCGAGCAAAATCTTTATGAGGATTTAGTTGTTGAGGCACTCAAGATTTACGGACATGAATTGTACTATATTCCACGGAATATGGTGAGCCGCGATTTGATTCTGAATGAGGATGTTGAATCTAAATTTCAAGAATCCTATTCCATTGAAATGTATCTTGAAAATGTTGACGGCTTTGATGGAGATGGTACGTTGTTTTCAAAATTCGGTCTTGAAATTCGTGATCAGGCTACGTTCGTTGTTGCAAAACGCCAATGGGAAAAACTGATTGGTACGTACAATAATGAAATTACTTTAAGTCGCCCGAACGAAGGCGATCTGTTGTTTTTTCCTCTGACTCGTTCATTCTTTGTAATTAAATTTGTTGAACACAAATCTCCGTTCTATCAGCTCGCTAAAGTACCGGTTTACAAATTGCAATGTGAAATATTCGAGTATTCGGAAGAAGATTTCTCAACGGGTAACGAAGAAATTGATTCTGTTCAGCATGAATTTGCGACCGAGTATTTTTTCAAAATCGTTTATTCGACCACAACCAAATTCGAGATTGGCGAGATTTTAAAACAGGTCATATCGCCTGCAACAGCAACAACTCCCGCGGTGGAAATCTATGGTGAGGTACTTCGATTCGATCAGCAAATACCTTTGGATCCTGGAAGTCATCTTCGTATTGCTCTTGGACAAGTAAGAACAAGCAACGGTGAATTTAGTAAATTTGCTCTTGGACCATTACTCAGCATGAGCACAACTGCTGCAGCAAATATTACACAGATTTTTGACCTTGATACAGCATCTGAAAATCTAACGTTTGACAATAATGCTCAGGGTGCTCAGAATTATGCATTCGAGCAAACGGCGAATGACATTATTGATTTTACCGAGCAGAATCCATTCGGAGAAATTCGTTAATATGGTAAACGGCCAACATTTTTACAATTCGCATATTCGTAAGGTTGTGACAGTCTTTGGAACAATCTTTAACGATATTAGTGTTATGCGAAAAGACCAAACCGGAAGAGTCATACATTCCGCACGAGTCCCTCTTGCGTATGGTCCCAAGGCTAAATTTCTTCAGCGACTCGACGAACAAAAGGATCTTGAGGGAAATAAGGTTGCAATGAAGTTGCCGCGCATGTCGTTTGAAATTACAACGCTTGCTTACGATTCGACAACAAAAATTAATCGAAATAACACAGTAACTGCAATTGATGCAGCGGATCCGTCGGTTAAAAATGTTGTTCGTACATTTGCTCCTTACAGAATTGTTTTTCAACTTTCGATTATGGCAAAGAATCAGGACGATGCTCTTCAGATTGTTGAGCAAATTCTTCCATACTTTCAACCAGAATATACCGTTACAATCAAAGAATTGGATTCGGTGAATCTAACAACGGATCTGCCATTCATTTTAACGAATGTGAATTTCGATGATACATACGAAGGTGATTTTTCTCAGAGAAGAGCAATCATTTACACGCTTGAATTTGAAACGCGTATTCGTTTCTATGGGCCAACAAACAAAAAGAAAATCATTCGTGTTTCCGATATTGATTTACTTGTGCCGCCTAACTTTGCGGATCCCGATCAGTTTGTGAATGTTAACATTCATACAGCACTTAGTTCTCCTGCTGCTACTCCAGCAACGGTTGCTGCAGAAACCCATAGAGTTGTTCAAACAATTACGGACTTTGGTTTTAATAACTAAGGAATCCTTTCTTTATTATGATGAGTAAAAGCGATGAAATACTGAAAAAGTTGGAGCAAAATCTGCCTGCGGTTACACAACCGACGGGTGAGGTAAAGACGGAAAAGGATATTGATGACGACTATAACTTTTCGCGCGAGACCTATAAGGACCTCGTGGATAAATCGAATAAGGCAATTGATGGTATGATGGAACTTGCCTTACAATCCGAGCATCCTCGCGCCTTTGAGGTTCTGAGCATAATGTTAAAGAACACTTCCGATATGACAGAAAAACTCATGATTCTGCAAAAACAGAAAAAAGAGATTAAAAGAAAAGAAAAGAAGGATGAAGATCCTTCCGCCACAGTGACGAATAATAATCTGTTTCTGGGTTCTGTTACCGAATTGCAAAAGCATCTGATCGCGCAAACAAAAGAAAAAAATATCACAGATGCACATTAATAAAAATGACATGTCATATCTCGGAAATCCGAGAGTAAAGCGCGACGGGGTTCAACAGCAATTTACTCAGAATGAAATTAATGAGTATTCTAAGTGTATGAAGGATCCAATCTACTTTGCGAAGACATACGTCAAAGTAATTTCTCTGGATCTAGGTTTGGTTCCATTTAAACCTTATTCATATCAGGAAAAAATGTTCAAACATTTTAATGACAATCGATTCTCTATTGTTCTAGCTTGCCGCCAATCGGGAAAGTCAATTAGCTCGGTCATCTACATTCTTTGGTACGCAGTATTTCAGCCCGACAAGACCATCGCCGTTCTTGCCAATAAAGGCTCGACCGCGCGTGAAATGTTGGCACGTATTACGCTTGCACTTGAGAATCTACCATTCTTTTTGCAACCAGGCTGTCGAGCATTAAATAAGGGTTCGATCGAGTTTAGTAATAACTCGCGCATCATTGCCGCAGCAACTTCTGGATCTTCGATCCGTGGTCTCTCCATTAATTTATTGTTCCTGGATGAATTTGCGTTTGTTGAAAATGCAGCAACCTTTTACACCTCAACATATCCAGTAATTACGTCTGGCACTACGTCAAAGGTCATTATTACTTCCACGGCAAACGGTGTGGGTAATACATTCCACCGTCTGTGGGAAAGCGCTGTACAAGAAGTCAGCGAGTACAAACCGTTTCGTGTGGACTGGTTCGATGTTCCTGGGCGAGATGAGAAATGGAAGAATCAGACAATTGCCAACACATCGCCGTTACAATTCGAGCAGGAGTATGGTAACTCATTCCATGGAACCGGTTCGACATTGATTAATGCCGAGAATCTTCTTGCTCTGAAAGCAGAACCAGCAATTTACACTCAAAACAATGTAAGAGTTTACGAGAAACCTATCTCCGACCATCGTTATGTAATGACCGTTGACGTAGCAAAAGGAAGAGGACAGGACTTTTCAACCTTTACAATTTTTGATATTTCGGTTCAACCGTTTTTAACGGTCTGCACATTCAGAGATAACAAATTGTCGCCTCTTCTATTTCCAGATTTAATTCACAAGTATGCCAAAAGCTACAATGAAGCATATGTCGTGATCGAATCGAACGACCAAGGTTCTGTTGTTTGCAACGGACTTTACTATGATCTTGAATATGAAAACATGTTCGTTGAATCAGTAGTAAAGCATGGAGCGATTGGTGTGACGACGACAAAGAAAACGAAAAGAATTGGATGCAGCAATCTAAAGGATCTCGTCGAGCAAAGAAAAATAAAAATCGTGGATCCAGACATGATTAGCGAACTCAGTACCTTTGAAGAATTAGGCGGTTCCTACGAAGCATCGGATGGTAATCACGACGACATGGTCATGACTCTGGTGATATTCGCTTGGTTTATTTCCACCGATGTTTTTTTACAAATATCAAACATTGATCTAAAGCAGATGCTTTATTCGGATCGGTTAAAACATATTGAAGATGAATTGACTCCGGTAGGCGTGTTTACCGCGCATGAAGAAAAACGGCCGAATTACATCTTTGAAGGCGGTGAAATGTGGACCGAGAGCTTTGATACGGGTCGAGTCTAAACCTCGCTATTTATAAATAGATAAATGAATATCCGTATTATGCAAACCATATCACTCAAAATTTGACGAGGAAAAAACAATGGCATTTCTAGTATCACCAGGTGTTCAGGTCAGAGAAATCGACCTAACAAACGTCGTACCCGCAGTATCCGCTTCAATTGGCGGTTTTGCAGGTGCTTTTAATTGGGGTCCAGTCGAGGAAATTCGAACAGTAAGTTCCGAAAAAGAACTTGCAGCAGTGTTCGGAACTCCAACCGACGCGGTCTCCGCACGATCATTTCTTACCGCGGCTTCATTTTTGAAGTATGGTAATGCACTCAAAGTAGTCAGAGCCGCAGCAGTGGCACTGAATGCAACATCAGGCGCAGCAGCCGTTTTAATTAAGAATCGCGATCAATACGATGCGAATTATTCAAATGGCGCACCCACGGGAGGCAGCAATCCAGATCTTGGAAATTGGGCTGCAAAACATCCTGGCGTACTTGGTAACTCTCTTACAGTTTCAGTATGTCCATCCGGTACAGCATTTGCAACATGGGCATACGCAAGTCAATTTGCTTCTGCGCCAGGAACTTCGGCTGCAGCCGGCTTTGGTACAAGCGGAGATGAAATGCACGTTGTCATCGTTGATACACTTGGTAAATGGTCGGGCACGGTTGGTACAGTCCTCGAAAAGTTTGAGTTTGTTTCACAAGCGGCCAATGCCGTAAAAGAAGATGGTTCTTCGAATTATTACGTTAATCGCATCAACGATCGTTCAGAATACGTTTACTGGCTGAATCATTCAAGTCTATTAACTAGTGCCGGTTCAAGTTTAAATCTAGGTAGCGCATTCGATTCGAATTCGACAGCTATTACTCAGACACTTGCAGGCGGAACTAATGCCACACCATCAAAAGCAAATGTTCTTCTTGCTCTTGATCTGTTCTCCGATTCGGAAACAGAAGATGTGAGTCTTCTTTTCTCGGCCGGTGACGCCGATGGCGAGGATGATGTTGCAGAACATCTTATTTCGATTTGTAATGCGCGCAAAGATTGCATTGCATTTGTTTCACCTCCGATCGAAGCCACCGTAGCAAATGCAACTCCGTTGACGGATGTTAAAGCCTTTGCTGATGGACTGACTTCATCTTCATACGCAGTGATCGATTCAACAGCATTAAAGGTCTACGACAAATACAACGATTTATATCGTAATATTCCAGCATGCGGCCATATTGCAGGTCTTTGCGCGGCAACCGACGCAAATGCAGATGCATGGTTCTCACCAGCAGGATTGAATCGTGGACAACTTCTTGGAGTCACGAAACTGCATTACAATCCAAAACAAGCCGATCGCGATACGCTCTACAAAGCGCGTGTGAATCCAATCGTTTCGTTCCCGGGGCAAGGCACAGTCCTCTTCGGTGATAAAACCGCTTTGGCAAAACCATCAGCATTCGATCGGATCAATGTTCGCCGTCTGTTCATTATTCTTGAAAAATCAATTGCAACTGCAGCAAAATTCCAGTTGTTTGAACTCAATGATGAATTTACAAGAGCATCATTCTTGAACCTGACCGAACCATTCCTTAGAGATGTTCAAGGTCGTCGTGGTATTACTGACTTTAAGGTCGTATGCGACGAATCAAACAACACCGGCGATGTTATCGACCGAAATGAATTCCGTGCTGAAATCTTTATTAAACCAGCACGTTCAATTAACTTCATTTCACTGAATTTCATTGCAACACGTACAGGTGTTGAATTCACCGAACTTGCTGGCTCTAACTAATTTTTAACATTTAAATAGGAGATTAATAATATGGCAGTCATGGCAATTACAGACTTTAAGTCAAAACTCGTGGGTGGTGGAGCTCGTAATAACCTTTTCAAGGTTACTTGCAACTTTCCATCATTCGCTCGCGGAAATAACGAACTGGCATCATTTATGATTAAAGCCTCACAGCTTCCGGCTTCAGTTATTCCAGCAATTACAATCCCATTTCGCGGACGCCAAATGCAAGTTGCAGGCGATCGCGTATTTGAGGCTTGGAATGTTACGGTCATTAACGATGTTCAAATGGATCTAAGAAATGCATTCGAACGTTGGATGAACGGAATTAATAACAACCGTGTAAATACCGGTCTTACAAATCCAAGTTCTTATACAGCCGATTGGGCAGTTGAACAACTCAACAAGGGTGGAGCAGCCACAAAGAAATACAACATTCGTGGAGTAATTCCAACAGTGGTA